TCTTTTCATTCATTTTAAATTCCTCCTTGCCTTTTCGGCATATAAAATAAAGTTCTCTCTACTCTATAAAGAGAACTCGCTCGGCAACCAAGTAAAAATTTTGCGGTTTCTTAATGTCAAGTGGTCAAGTTTGTAAAGTTTTTGCTTGCAAAAAGTTTACAAAGTTGCAAAAAACGGAAGTATTTATAGCGTACTGCGGAAAAAAATTAAAGCGTTTTTTGAACTTGACATAAGAAAACCCCCTGCCTTAGTTTTAAAGCAGGGGGTAGCAAAATTATAATTGGTAGACCGAGAGAGAGAGGAACTTCCCAGCGGTGAAGCTTTGTCCCAGTAAATTAGAACACCGCCCGAAAAGACTTGGTGTACAAAAAGAGAAATGCCCGAAAGGGCATTTTTTTAATATGGAGCGTAGCTCCACTGTTCTCTCTGCATGGTGCGTAGCACCTGCAGAGCATAGAAAAGAAGTTGCTAAAAGGCTAGTATTACCTTTTAGCAACTTCTGACACATGACACAAATAGAAAATTAAATAAATAATCAAAATAAAAATGGCTATATTTCGTTATTTATGTGTGAACATTCATTCATATGTGTGTGCATTATTAATGCACAATTAACAAATTATTAACGGTAGTTTTTGGCTATATATCGTTGTTTTTCAGCGTTTTAACTTTTGACACAACTTTTGACACAAACTTGCAAATGTTACAAAACAGTAACAATAAGTAACGATTTGTAACTTTATAAAATATGCTCCGCTTTTGCGTAGAGGATTAAAGCGATAATTAATATTAAAGTTACTTCAAAGATCTTAGAAACAAGAAATAAACGTACTGTCATATTAAGACCGATATACAAATCAGCTTTTGCATCATTCAATCTTATTTGGCTTTTCTCTAATTCTTTGCTCTTTAAATCATTCATTTTATTTATCTGGTTAAAATCATTCATGTTATTTTATCCTTTCTATATTACATCTTTCAATTTAGCTTTTCTGTTTTCTTCTTCTTCAAATTTTTCTATAAATTCTTTCAATATAAATTCAATTTGTTTGTTTTTACTTCTTCCTTGTTTTTCTGCAATTTCAATTAGTTTATCATTAATTTTTTCGTCAATTCTTAAATTAAATGTTACTGTACTCATTTTGTACCACCTCCACACTAAAATAATACTATATTTTCAACAAAAAATCTAGTTCCATTTTGGTACTATTAACTATTGACTTTGTGGTACTAATATGATACTATAAATATGGTACTAAATCAGTACTAATAAATATGAAAGGGCGGTTGCTTTATGAGAAAAGTAGTCGGAATACAGGAAAAAAGCGGAGAGTATAAAGGCAGTCCTTATCACAATGTGATGATACAGACTGTAGACGACGGAACGAATTATAATGATTGTCTGGGAGAATATACAGACAAAGTAAAAGTTAAGTTTGCAAAGGTCTCAAGTGTATTTGGGCATTTAATGTCACCAGCTGACTGGCGAGAACTTATTGGAAAGCGTATCAGAGTTTTTTATGATGCATTCGGTAATGTTGAAGCGGTTGAAGTAATCAAAGATAATAAAGCGTAATCCGGAACGCTTATTATAAACTTATGAAAGGAACATTCTTTTATGGAAGGAGAGGTAGTTAAAACTATGGGAGAAGCTATTACATCAGGTATTACATCTTGTATTGACATCTTTGGTAAGGCAGTCACAATGATTACAGATAATACTATTGCAATGGTATTTATCGGCTTTAGCCTCCTTGGTGGTGCTGTTGGCTTGTTCAGCAAAGTTAAGAGTGCATAAGGGAGTTCAAGTTAAGGGCGGTTTGACCGCCCTTTAACTTTATTATTAATGTGATAGGAGTGTGAAAAAGTGAGAAAAAATATTAATAAAATTATTGCGTGTGCGTTCTCTTTGCTTATTATGACTTTATCTTGTTTATCAGGTTTTATTGTTTCTGCTTCGGCTACAACAGAAGAAAGTGAATTTGTATATTTAGGTGACGATAAGACAATGGAAACAGTTATTAAACGTGCTATAGATTTTTCAAAAGAAAAAGGTTGTGGAAAACTTTCTCTTTTTCCCAATTCTGATGGTCCTTATTTTGCTTTTATTGATAATGCAGAAGAAAATCCAAGTTATCTTTCAATTTTTATTCTTTTCATAAATGCCAATCAAGAAGATATTGCTTTTGCTACTAATTCCTTTTCACCTAATAGATATTATACATGTAGTGATTTTAGTTTTAGAAAATGTAAGGTTCGCTATTATATACCAAAAGATTCTTTTACATTATATTCTTCTGAAATGTCTAGTAGCTATACCTTTGGTTATTATGAGGATTATAAAAGGGCGATTATTTATGATAAAATTTATGACACTTCAATGATAATAAGTAGTTGGGAAGATATAGGTTTTTCTTCTGATATTGATTTTGATGTATTTTTATCTCCTGAATTTAAATTAAGCATGGATAGAGTTATAAGTTCAACAGGTCTTATTTCAACTAATTTTAATTGTTCAATAAAAAATAATTCAAATTATGATTGTCAATATAGGTTTTATATTGTACCTACTGCATCAGGACAGCTTTCTAAATCATTATTATTAAATTACGGTGATACTACGTTAAATTATAATGTATCTTTTGTGTATATGGGATATGAGGGAGTAATTGCAAGAAACGTAGAAAACTCTGACTTTTTTAATAGTAATGTCATGCCGTCAAAAGTACAAAAATGTACAGATTGGCATATGTTGCGAAAAAAACAAACTACATCATTTAAAGTAAATTGGAGCCAATGTAATCTTAAGAAAGGTGTTAATTATACCGTATATGTTGAAGCTTGTAAATGTCCCGGTATTGCACAGGCTCCATGTGAAGTATTTGTAAAAGAAAAGTCTACTTCGAATGAATATCAAATTTGTGTTGATGATGTTCAATGTGTTTTTTCTCGTCAATTTTCTATGGACGGTAGTTATAATGTTGTTTATGACCCTAATGATACAACATGGGGTAATAGACCTTCAGGAACTTCCGAGGATTATAAAAATGGTATATATGATATAAAGGCTAAAGTTGATGATAAAACTGGTATGTATGAAGTATATGAAAGTAATTTGTATAAAGATAAAAACAGCTTTCTATATAATAATGCTAAAGTAGCTTTAGGTTCAAGTGATTTTGAAACAGTTTCCACACAATATTTATCATTCTGTAAATACCTCTTTGACTTCTTCCCACCTGAATTTATTTCTATTATAATCTTCTCATTGGCAGCAGTATTTGCAGTTTTTATTTATAAAGCTATAAGGGGGTAATTTATGGATACTGAATTATCTTTATCTGATGTTATTGAAAAGATTGTTGAAGTTATTCGTTTTATTTCAAATCCTCTTGCAGGTATTAGCAATATTCTTGACGGCTTTACAGATTTTAAAAAGTCTATTATATCCGTCCTTTCTTCAACACTTCCTAACAGGCTATTTGACATTTTCTCGGAAGTTAAACCTTTTTTTACAAATTTCGGAATGTCATTTTTAAATTTTTGTTCTGTTTCCTCATTTGGTGATATAAAAACAATATTTTTCATGTTGCTTGGTGTAGCGTTCTTTGCATTGTTGGTTAAAGTAATCTTGTTTTTCTTTTGAGGTGATATATGGATATATTTATTTTTATAATAGAGTCTGCGTTATCACTTATGCAGACAACAATACATTTCGGACAATTTTCATTTAGCTTTTATCAGGTATTTATAGTTTCTTGTCTGATTGGTATTTTAGTCTTTATATTAAGAAAGGTGATTGAGTAATGAAAGATTTATTAAGTCTTATGCTGACAACTTATATATTTGTTTTGATTATAGGAGCTTTAGCCACTTTTGTTGTATTCGTTCTTGATGTTGTCAAGTGGCATTCTTCTGAAAAAAAGTCGGCTCCTGTTCCGTCTAATGAAATCCAGCAAGAATTACAAGAACAAAAAAATGTAAATATTGAAAGTGAGGTGATAGAGAATGTTACAGAATGCGGAGAACCTGATACATCAGTTATATCTATCTTTGGGCGTTGATTTAGACTATGTTCCTGTTCAAAAGTATGAAGCTTTTTTAATGGTTATGCAGTTTGCCGCGGCAACAGTTTTCTTTTTATGGTTTCTTAAATTCTTCTTTTCACTTATGAAAGGAATGCTGAAAGGTGGTCTATAATGTATCTTATCGGATTGCTTTTTAAAAAGCTGTGGCTTTTGCCAAAATTTATTTACTATATTGTATTTGATAAACTCATATATTATTTTTACCGCCGTAAATTAGAGTTCTATGGTTGGGGTATACATTTATATACTGGTAAGTTCGGACAAGGTAAAACAAGCCTTATGACTATTATAGCGTATAAGTTGTGTAAGAAATATCCGCAACTTCATGTACTTACCAATCTTAAATTAAAAAATTTCCCTGAACATACAAAAATTATAGAATTAAAAACTGCTGATGATATACTTAACGCTCCTGATAATACCTTAGTTCTTATTGATGAAATAGGAACTTTGTTTAACAGTCGTGATTTTACGAGCGGTAAAAACAGTGTTCCTAAACCTGTGTTTCAGCATTTATGTCAATGTCGTAAACGGCATATGATGATACTTGCAACTGTTCAGCGCTTCAATTTGCTTGATAAGCAGATTAGAGATATTACCGCAACAGTAACAAGTTGCAGAACAAGTTTTAAGCATCCATTTAGTCGCATGCTTACAGGCATTACATATGACATAGACGAGTATGAAGCATACGTGCAAAACCCTTTGTATAATCCTCGTGTTGATAGTACACGAGTTGAAATACAAACTGATTTCTATAGAAATTTATATGATACATCTGAACTTATACAAGGATTTTTGAAAATGAAATATCTTTCTGATGATGAAATATTAAGAAATCAAGGTGAAACATCAATTTTTGGTGACGGAACAAAGGAAAGTCAGAAGAATTATAAAAAAGCAGTAAGGAAAAGAAGATAAAAAAGGAGAGTGGGGGAGTGGTGTCGCCGTTGGCGATACCCCCTCCCACTCTGTAAAAGGGGTGAAAAGTTTGGAAAGTAGTCGCAGTTGGTTTTGTGTTTTTAATAATCCTGCTGATCATGGCTATACAGGAGAGCCACAGGAAGTTTGTGAACGATTAAGAGAAGAATGGGTTAATGGATCTGATACTCGTACTGGTGCATGGGCATTTTGTAAATCTAAAAGTGGTCTTTTGCATGTTCATATGGTACTTGAAGATACTAAAAACATGAGGTTTACAGCAATTAAAAGTAGCTATTGTCAAGGTATGCATTTTGAGCCGACGAAAGGCAATAAAAAGCAAGCTGATGATTATATTAACAAGCGTGGTAAGTTTGAAGATAAAGAGGAAGAAATACTATATATCTGTTATCATGGAGAAATAAAAGGAAAACAAGGTAAGAGGACTGATTTGGATTGTATTTCGGATTTGATAACAGACGGTTTGAAACCCTCTGAAATTCTTGAAGAAAATCCACACTACTATACAAAGGAAAACATTATTAAAAAGATGTATTTTAGAAAACGTTATGCCGAAACAGAATTTACACGTGATGTTAAAGTGTTTTGGCATTATGGCTCTTCTGGTTCGGGCAAGTCATACAGTCGCAAATGGATTGTTGAGAAGTACGGTGAGGAAGAAATATATTATTTAACTACATTTGGTAGTGGTGCATTTGATAATTATGAGGGGCAAAAAGTACTTTGGATTGATGATTATCGTGGTGAATTTCGTTTTCAAGAATTATTGCGGTATCTTGATGTATATAAGGCGGAAATTCCTGCACGTTACAACAATGTAAAAGCATTGTGGAATGAGGTGCATATAACATCAGTTCTTACTCCGCAACTTTGTTATAGTGAAGCGTGTAGGGATAACTTAGACCGTATAGAACAGCTTTTAAGACGTATAACATGTCTTGTATATCATTACAAAGTTGACAATGATTATTTAACAATAAATTTTTCACCTTATGAAACGCTTTGTAATATGCAAAATCGTGTATTTTCTTTAAAAAAACAAATAGCAGATTATGAAACAATTATATCTGTTAATGATTAGGAGTTAGAAAGATGAAAGAACGTGAACGATTAATATTAATGCAGTACATATTAAATCAAAGAACGTGCCTTGAGCGTGAATTAAAGCAGTATGTACAAAATATTAGATATCGTGAATTTGATGTTGTAGACTGTTTAGAATTGATATTGCTAAAAGAAAAATTAGCAATGTTCAATCAAGTTACAAAAGATGTATTTATGATATTGAATTTGAAAAAATATGTTGATGATGAAGAAAACATAATTTAATTTAAAAGGAGTGTATTTTAATGCTTGATGAAAAACCTAAACGTTGTATAGACCCTGTTCTTAAACGTTGTCCGGACTGTCCGATCGGCTGGGTCAAATATCCTGATTGGGTTGAAACTCTTGATGATTTATATGGCTGTGTTTTTGAGAGTGGCTGCATGTATGGTTTTGAAAATGATGAACCGACAGCGGAAGAACTCGCAGAATTTGAAGAATGTTGTCATAGAAAAATAAACTCTTGACAACTTTTATAATTACACCAAACTTATATTATTCAGATGTTTAGACGATATTAAATCGAGCATAAAAAAAGCCTGAGAAGTAGTAACTCCTCAGGCTTTTTTTAAATTTTGAATTATATCAGAACTT